AAAGAATCTGCCAATCGTTGTAGTTTGTCGTCCCAATAAAAGGCCCACGTGTCAACATCCTTGATAGCCTCTTGTACTGCATCAACACGAGTGCGTCGGCATGATTGTGTTTTTGCCTCTTCAAGTTGGGCAATGTAAAAATCAATCTTTTCATTGATCATGTCATCAAGAGTTGTCATTGTTGCCTTTCAGTGTGTGCCAAATTTGAGGATCGGCACCAAGGTAGATGCTGTAGACTCGATAGTTACGCCATTGTGTGATCTTGTACACCGAAGACTCTGTCCAGCGAAAAAATTCATCACGAAACCATAAGGGATTGATCACCGCAATCAACAATACTAGAAATATCGGAATCAACACAACAAGGGTAAAAACTTGACGGAAAATTATAGCGGGCCAAAATCTGCCACCCTCTCTAGTTAAAACAATACTTTCGGGCAATGCCATACCGAATCCTTTTATAAATCATGCTGTAGTATACAACAGCTTGAATTAGCAGTCAATTTGGTCAGTGCATGGTGGCGTCTGAGTCAATATTGCTCACATCGTGTACGCCAAATATCTTTAGAATTTTATTGATTTTTTTGGGTGCATTAAATGGCACATTATCAGGCAGTATCACCTGTTTGAGTTCTCCATCTGCCCCAACCACAAACAAGTAGTCATCATCGGAAATGTCGTCTTCATATTGTTCTTCTAGCTCAAGTTCCCGAACTTCTGTATGTTTACTCATATATGACTCCGTAGTAGATATAGTATTTAACCTGTTGATTAAACTATTGTACTACATTATATGGCCGCTGTTAAGTTGTTTGAGCGATGATCAGCATAAAATATATGGCCACCAATTTTGTTTATACGATGTTTTTGTTTTGCCCAAATTGGGCGTATTTTGTATTCATGAAAATACATGGCATCAAAATATTTGACTCTAAAATCAATGTAATCACCATCCAGTAGAGCCTGGGCAACACGTTGACATTCTTCCCATCTAGTGGAATTAATTTTGTGTGTGCGATGAAATGATTCACATTTCCAACTGAACTGACATATGGCAACGGATGTCCAAACTGTGCGTCGTTCTTTGATTAGTTTTTTTCTTCCAACTGCATCATGCTCAACTCTATTGTTGACCACGGTGGATGGAACTTGTCTAACTGTTCGTTGATCAACTACTCCACATATGCTTTGTGGGAAGCGAAGATCGTTTGATCTGTTGATAGTAACTAGGCCTACTGCAACTTTGCCTTCTTCAGGTTCGTTGCCAGCTTCGAAATAAATGTTAGATGTCAAACAATCTAATTCTTTGTTTGACTCTGCATGACTCTGTGTCGTTGCAGATAGGGCAATTATGATTGCCATGATGAACATCAATGGTCTCATTTTGTCCTCCTTTGTAAACTCGTAGGAATATTTAAGTATCAATATCCATAGTTATAATGCTAGTTAACAATTGTTAACTATGTGTAAATAAGGTTTTTGTGAAAAATCACCATTAAACTACTACTTATTCTGTGATAAGTATGTACTTAATGGTATATTTTGAGTGGCGGCACTGTTGATGGCCGAGGCAGGTTCAGGATTATTGTAAATTGAAATTCCAGCAGATAATAATTTATTGTAATTGATGGTCTCGGCAATGCTGGCTCTCAGTGTGTCACCTTCGGCATCATGAGTGATGAGAGCGGTGATCAATTGATAAGTTTGGTACTTGTCTTTGTCTGATGCTGAGTCAGCAAACCGTTGAGAAAAATTAGTCAATTGATCAGTTGTGCCAGTATCAAAAACTACTCCCCCCTTGCCGAGATTTGAAACTTCTCTGGACAATTGATTTGCCATGGTTATGTGGGCTGTTTGACTTTCCACTAGTTTGGAAGTTGTGGGCAAAGAGTTCAATGCAGTGTTGACTGCAGTCACAGCAGTGTCAACGGGAGTGGTTGGCGGAATGTATTCTGGAGATGCCACATATGCATTTTTCCAAGTGACTACGGCAGTGTCCAATGTTTTCAATGCCGAATACACAGTGGGAGATACATCACTGTAACTGGACAGCAGTGTACCAAAATTATCTACATAATTTATACCAGCTGTTGCTCCAAGAAAATCAGACATGATGGGATTGCCCAACGGACCAGTGCCCACAGCAGTATTGGCCACGGCACTGATGGCATTTGCAGTCAGTACGGAACTTGATGCTGTTGTTGTGGTGTAGTTTAGTACTGGAACTTCAATTGATTGTAGAAATGTAGAAATTTCCTTCCAGCTGGCAAAAGTTGATTGTCCAATTTTTCCATGCAAGTACTCCCCCAGCTGATTCAAACTTTGAATATTCAACTGTGATAAAGAATTTCTTTGCGATGCATTGATGACTTTATCAAAATCCAAATAGTCAGCCAAGGTGGTCAACTTAGTTGAATCATCAACCACAATACCTGTTGCAGATACAATTGAATGTAAATCATTACCTGTCACTTTGCGATAAATTGACATGATTACATCAACACTGGTGCCTGTGATCGTATTGGTGGTGGACACCGTAGACAAAGCAGGCAGCTCCACTGCACCAATAACGGTGTGTGTAACAATAGGGTTTGATACCTGCGAGTTTGTGGTAACTGTAGCTGGTATTTTGGTAATATCGCTTACATCAAGACCCGCTGCTGTAAGATTAATTGATAAATTTCCGTAGGTTCCCAATCCTTGATTCAATAAGTTTTGCCCAAATATATATGGATCTGCAAATAGATTCAAATTGGTAACATCATACATGGTTCCCCAACTGGACGTAACATTGGCCAACAATGCTGTACTGGTGCCCAATCCACCTGTTATCAAATCATGTATTCCACTGTGCCCAATGCCACTGTCAGCATAGGTTTTATCTTGCAACATGCTCACTGAACTGACATTATCAAATGTCTGTATAGCATACCCATATGATTTTTGAAATACACTGGCAAACCCAGCAAGACCATGACTAAACGGCAAGTCTGCTTGTGTTTCAATTGCATCGATAAAACTGGCTGTTGAAAGAGTATGCCCATAAGTGCTTACCACTGTGAGATTGAAATAATTTGCCAAGTCGCCGAATCCTTGGCGTCTTATGTTTTCTGGTAATCCTTCCAACAACAAACTGACAGTGTTACTGCAAACAGGCGTGATGTTGGCGGGCCAAAAATCAATTAGCCACCGAGCTTGTGTTACTCCGCTGCCTAAATTTTCCAAAGAACTAATAATGGTGGGACGTGCATTTGACACCACATTGGCTGCGGTGCTGAATATATTGGCAACTGTAGACACTGTGCCAAGAGACTTAAAAGCATTAATGACTATGGGCATGTCAGTGTTAACTGACAATCCTTGTCCGTTGGCTATGGTTGCAGCGGCATTTAGTGATACTGCGGAAGCCATTATATACCCTTGGTAATGGTAGTTTTAGTTCTAGGTACCTGTATCCAGTGCCCACAGCTTGCCAAACTGCCCAATGGGCCTGCAACTGCCATGGGACGACCATTTACCAATATGGTAGGAGCTCCCTCAGCAATGACTGCGGCAGCACACACGGGATTGAATCCGGGCAATTTGGGATTATCAAAATTACCATGTGGGCTCACAAGGTCTCCGACTTTGGCTACTGGCAAAAATTCGCAAATAACTGTCGCAACATCCGTGGCTTGCACATACCCCGGCCCATGAGGTGCTAGAGCATTGGCTCCTTCTGCTCCGGTTCCTGGGGTTACATCTGTTGTTGCGGCAACTGTGGCTACAAAATTTGGTCCTGGCACTAGGTTATAATTCCTTTACTAACTGGCTCTATACCTGTTGTGGTCCTAATGTAATGATTTTCAATGTCCTTTACCACAGGACTATGCATCATCACATGAGATTTCAATAGAGTTATGTTAGTATTTATGTCGCCAGAAAACAGGCTTTGCATCAAGCCCAGTCCTTGTTGACTAGGAATAACTGTACAAGGTCTACTGATGACAAATTTATCAGCAGCTTCTTCCACCAGCTTGGCCACAATTTCGTCACCATTTAATATTTTGAAACACAAGATATCGCCCGCGGCGTATGATTTTTGAAGTAACATTTTTATCCTTTTAGATCTGTCCAGAATGATTGGTCTTTGGTCGCAAGTCCTTGATACCCGCCTTGAATCAATGTGGTGCCATTAAAAATTTGTGGCACACTGCGTAGTCCTAGATCTAGTAGATGTTGTCTCGCATCTTGATCCTCTTCTATACTGATTGTTTGGTACTCAATGCCTTTGCTTTCCAACAGGCTCTTGGTACGATCACAAAATGGGCAATGACTTTTTGAATATACTGTTAACATTAGATTTCCTTTTATTGTAATTATCTTATAGACTGAAGCCCTTAAAAGTATTTGAGTCAACATCTTGTTTTGTGCCGCCAATTACATAGGAACTGATTTCAGTTTCTTGTGGTGCCACTTGTACTTCGGCTCCTGCAATCCATTTGGCCGTCCAGGGCAATGGATTTGATCCTGGTTTCATGCCACAGTCAAGACCTATTGCGGTCATACGCTTGCAGGTCAACCAATCCACATACTGACACAACAGTTGTGTGTTGAGACCAATCATGCTGCCGTCTTTGAACAAATACTCGGCCCAAGTTTTTTCTTGTTGTGCAGCTTGTAAAAATAATTCTGTGCATTCTGCTCTAGTCTCTTCTTTGATTCGTGCAAAGTCTGCATCGTCTTGTGGCAACAACTTGAGTAGAGTTTGTGTTGATCCAAGATGTACATTTTCGTCACGGCAAATAAGTTTGATGTTCTTGGCATTGCCTTCCATCTTCTTTAGTTCAGCAAAGGCCCAACTACAAGCAAAGCTCACATAGAAACGGATACCTTCAAGTGCATTGACACTGGAGATGGCCATCCATAGTTTTTTCTTTAGTTCATATTCATCAATTACAATTTCTTTACCGTTGATGTTGTGTGTACCAAATCCCAACACACGCCATAGGTTGCTGGCATCTATTAGAGCATCATAATGTTTGCTGATGTCCTTGGCACAGTTCACAATGGGTTCAATATCCATGAGGCCATCAAATATCTCACTGGGATTGCTGTAGATGTTGCGTATGATGTGTGTGTAACTGCGACTGTGTACTGTCTCGTTAAAGGCCCATGTGGTGATCCATGTCTCTAGTTCAGGAATAGACACCAATGGCAAGAACGCCAGCGTTGGGCTACGTCCTTGCACACTGTCCAATAGTATTTGTCTTTTTAAGTTGCTGGTAAAGATGTGCTGTTCAAAGTCTGTGAGTTCCTTAAAGTCTTTGGCATCACGCATGATGTCAATTTCTTCTGGTCTCCAAAAGAATCCCAATTGCTTGTCTGTGAGTTTGTCAAATTGTCTGTACTTTAGTGTTTCGTAACGTTGCACAGTCACTGGACCACTTGGGTCTAGAAACATCAATGCTTCGGTATGTTTTTTCTTGTTATTGATATTAAAAACGCTCATAGTATATTCTCTGTTAAATTACGCATGAATCACAGTCTTCTTGATCCATTGCAGATTCTTCTGCTTGTGCTGTTGTTGTCATTTTGTCTATGTCAATTTCGCCTTGACCATCATTGGTGTTGAAATAATATAGTTGTTTGGTTCCATATTTATAGCACATGATCAGGTGCTTGAGCATCTCACTCATTGGAATTTTTTCGTCTTCATAAAATTTAGGATTATATGAAGTGTTGGTACTGATAC